TAAAAAAAATAAGATTTTGATGCCAGAATAACTCTTTGATATACAGACATGGAAAAATTACCCGATTCTCAATGAACCGGGTAAGGGAAGATATGCTATTTATTTTAGGTTAAATGAAAGAGCCGTGATCCACGGCAGCGGCAAAAGCTGTCGTGGGGCTATTTTTTCCTGACATGCAGCTGGATGCAGATGGCCGCCACCGACTAAGAGGTCGTACATTTGTACGGTTAAATGTTATGGTTTAATTACTATATTTGTGAAATCAAACTGATTATTGTATGCTTAAATTCATTGTTACCTGTATATGCGTTTTGCCCTTTATCATGGGGTTTATTGGCATTGTAGGATTATTCATTGATTATTTTTCGGATGACGATTAAATGCTTATTTCGTCACCTAATCTGCGGACTACTTCTTCAAATCGTTTCTGCCTTTCCTCAGATGCGCCAATACACAAAGATAACGATTTGACGCGACAGTTAAAAGGCTGTTTGTTTGCTTGTTTACCCCTGTGTCCTGCTTTTGGTTTCGTTTGGTTGCGGATGTTTCGCATGAAACTTTAACCTGCGCGATAGGGAAATAGTATCGTTTTTTGCCATTTTTTTACTTAAAAAGTTTGTTTTCTTTTCTTATTTCTTATATTTGCGATATAAATATTATTGTTATGGCTCTGCTCGGTCACATATTAGGCATAATCATCGTAATTTATAGCATCCTTGTGGTTGTCGCGATGTTTCGTTACGCCCGGAAATTCGACCCGAGCGAGTCGCTGTTTGAAACAGAGATTACGTTCACAGACAAGAAGAAAAGCGAATCGGAAAAAGAAACCAAGACGGATGACGATTAAACCGTCTTCACCATTTCCTCGAAACGTTTCTGCCTTTCCTCGGCGGTGAGCTGCGGGGCGTTGTTTCGCGGATTGACATCTTTATCCCACGGCAGCGGCAAAAGCTGTCGTGGGGTTATTTTTTTCCTGACATGCGGCTGGATGTTGATGGCCGCCACCGATTGAGTTTTTTGTATGCACGGATAAGGTTTAAAACGTACTCTAAGGAGCAAAGCGCAAACTCAACGGGGTCGCCTCAGACTGTATAAATACAGGTTAAGGCGACCCCGACAATATTGTGAGTGTTTCTTTTACACGTTGAACAGGAAATGCATGATGTCGCCGTCCTGAGCAACATAGTTTTTCCCTTCGATTGCCATCTTGCCGGCATCACGCACCGCGCTCTCGCTTCCAAGCGTCACATAGTCGTCATACTTGATAACCTCGGCACGGATAAAGCCCTTTTCAAAATCGGTGTGGATAATCCCGGCACACTGCGGTGCCTTGCTGCCACGGATAAAAGTCCATGCGCGCACCTCATCGGGGCCGGCGGTAAAGAATGTCTGAAGGTTCAACAACGCGTATGCCGCACGGATAAGCCGTGAAACTCCCGATTCTTCAAGGCCGATTTCATTCAGGAACTCCTGACGTTCTTCCCAAGTGTCAAGCTCGGCAATCTCGCTCTCGGTCTGCGCAGCCACAATCATCAGCTCTGCATTTTCACCTTGGATAGATTCTCTCACTGCCTCGACATAGGCATTCCCACTGACGGCCGAGGCATCATCGACATTGCACACATATAATACCGGCTTGGATGTCAGAAGGAATAGTTCGCGTGCAAATTTTTCCTCATCGGGGGTGTCGAGAGTCACTGACCGAGCGGGTTTCCCTTCTATCAACGCATCATGAAATTTTTTAAGAACCTCATATTGCATCTTGGCAACCTTGTCACCTCCGGTCTGGGCCTGTTTCTGCGTGCGCGCCATGCGGTTTTCTACAGTTTCAAGGTCTTTTAACTGAAGTTCATAGTCAATTATTTCCTTATCGCGCACAGGATCCACCGTGCCATCGACATGCGTGATGTTGTCATCGTCAAAACAACGAAGGACATGAAGGATGGCATCGGTCTCGCGGATATTGGCCAAAAACTTGTTACCGAGTCCCTCGCCTTTGCTCGCACCTTTGACCAAACCGGCAATATCGACGATTTCAACCGTAGCGGGAACGACACTGCGCGGTTCACACATCTCGACGAGCTTGTTTAACCGCTCGTCGGGCACGGTGATTACACCTACATTGGGTTCGATTGTACAGAATGGAAAGTTGGCCGACTGAGCCTTCGCGTTTGACAAGCAATTGAAAAGAGTCGACTTGCCCACATTGGGCAGTCCGACAATACCGCACTGTAATGCCATCTAAAATTATGATTGTAGATTATTAAGTTCTGAAATTTTAATGCAAAGGTACGGTTTTTAATGCAATAAAACAAAACTAATGCATTTTGCACCGCACAAACTCCAATTAATGTTAAACAATCCCGACCTGTCTTATTTCTACTACAAATTTGTCGTAACTCTGCGGTAAAAAAGAGCCTAAATTGCTGAATGGATTGAATTTCAGGAGGAATAATTAGTAATATCATTCAGAGACGGCAAGTTTTGAGCGTTTCCGACAACTCAAAAGCAACCCGTTTCGCTAATTTTATTTCCTGAAAATTGTCCGAAATTATGGCTCTTTTGAACGCAGTAGTGCTCCAGTCGAAGGAGGTCAAGGGCGGCAGAAACAAAGTAAGAATCTCTGTCGCTCACAACGGCGAGACTCGCTACATCGTAACAGACATTATCCTGAACTCTTCCAAGGAGTTCAAAAAGGGTGCCGTGGTCAAACGGCCAGACGCCACCATCCTGAACGTGAAGATTCGCGGACTACTCCAACGCTATCAGTCGGCTCTTGATGAGCTTGACTACATCGACGGCCTGACCTGTCCCGAACTGGTGTTCCAGCTCAAGAACGCCGGAAACTACAAGCACCGTACTCTCAAATCTATCTACGAGGAGTACATGGAAAAGGCTCACATCAAGTCCGGGACGGCTGCCGGGTATCGCAACATCTGGAGAGTCATCAGTCATCACCTTGGGGAGAAACTATTGGCCGAGAACATCAATCACGGCACAATCCTCGGCCTCGACAAGTATCTCCGTGGACGTGGCCTCAAACTGACTACCGTCCGCAACTATCTCGTGTTCCTCATGGTGCTTCTCAACTATGCCAAGCGATGCGGTTATGTGCAGTTCCGTGTCGATCCGTTCTTTGGCTACGAGCTGCCAAAGATGGAAGTCAGGGAGTCGTGGATTTCCGTCGATGAGGTAAGGCGCATCCGAGACCTTGAAAGCACAAAGCCGAACATCATCAAGTGCCGGGACCTATTCATGCTCTCATACTATCTCGGCGGCATCAACATGACCGACCTGCTCGACATCAATTTCAACGAGCAATCCGAAATCATCCACTACGTCCGCAAAAAGACCGAGAATCGTCCCAAACTGAACAAGTTTGTGGAGTTTCGCATTCCTGATGAGGCCAAGGCAATCATCGCCAAATACAAAGGTTCTGACGGTCGATTGGCCGTAACAAAATATCAGCGCACGGACGGTATGCACTGCTTCTTCGATGTGAACATGAGGAAGCTGGCCGAACTGACAGGAATAAAGAACCTGATCTACTACTCGGCGCGGAAATCATTCAGTCAGCACGCATTCGACCTCGGCATCAGTACAAGCACAATCGACTACATTCTGGGGCATCGCGTAGACAAAGGAGGTACCTCACTCTACAATTATATCTCGGTTACACCGGAAATTGCAACAGAGGCCGTGCGTAAAGTGTTGGATAATCTAAAATAAAGTGTTAACTTTGCGCTATCAATAATTCCATGAGGGGTTTATTCCTCCTTGGTTTTATTGGTTTGACTTGGCGAGGGGGTGGTTCCCCTCGCTTTTTACTTTCCTCAATTATGATACAGACACTGACAACCGACACATCATTTGACAAGTACGAGGAATACCGACTGCACATGGAAACGCTGCTCTCGGCATCGCTGACTGATTTCGATATTCCGGGGCGCATTCTGATACCACTCGGCGACGCAGGCATACGCCGCCTCCGAGACCTTGTGGCAATGACGAAAAAACAACTTCTCTCGGTCAGCCGTATGGGTGTCGTGTCGGTGGAGTTTTTAGAGAATTTTCTTGCCAAACAGAATCTCTCCCTGAAGAAATAACAAAGGGCCGACAATCGCCGGCCCTGGGAGCGCCATCACATCATCATCAACATCATCACTGACGCTCCACTCCATATTACTAACAAGTGCGAAAATAATTTGAGTAAGTATAAAAAATGGCTGCGTTTCACAACGTGGCCATTCTTATTATCCGAAATAAAACTTTTGAACAAAGGTAAAACACAAATTCTCTAACCTATAACCTTCCTAATCAGTTTCAGGAACGGTTTCCTGAAGATATACGCTCCGGCGACAAGTGCGGTTCCTACGAGATACCAGAAGGCCGACAGCTTGAACTGCTCGGATTTGCTCAGCGATTTCTCGACATAGACTGGGTATGGCTGAGGCACCGGGATTTCTTTTGTCTTGACGGCCTCATTGTTGTTCTCGGTGGTAGTCTGCGGCACATAGGCTTCTCCGCTCAACTTGACATCCTTATTGACGAGGTTGTGAAAGAGCGTGCCGTCTGACGTGATCCATGCGTCGCTCACCGCTACGTCGGTCTCGATATGGCTGGTGTCAGTCTCAAAGACGATGTTGCTGACGGACTGCTGAGGCACCGGCACATCGACCATTACCGGAACATACTCGGTTTTGATGACGGTCTCGACTCGCACACTGTCGGAGTTGTTGAGAACGATAGGTGCCGGTGGCAATGTCTGTGCAATTTGCTTGTTGGTGTGGCACGATGTCAGGGCAAACGCGGCCACGAGAATAATCAGGAATTTCTTCATGGTTCAGACGTTTTTATATTCCTCCCTGGCATTGAAACCGGGGCAAGGTTTATTGGCAAATTCGTTGTGACCGTGGACGGGCGCTTGGGGATAACGCTTGCGCAGTTCTTTGAGCAGATTGAGGATGCTCACTTTCTGCGCCGCAGTTCGGGTATCGAGGCCGATGTTTTGCCAGTTCTTTGTGGTGCTGACAGGACAGCCGCCCTCATAGCAGATGCCGATTGAGTGAGCGTTGTAGCCGCTGGCGTGGCACCCTCTCACGTTCTCCGGGCGGCAGGCAATGATGGTTCCGTCCTTACGGATGTAGTAATGGTAGCCGATATGCCATCTTCGTCCGTCCTTGATATAAACCGAGAAATTACGCGAATTATGGCAGGCTTCCAGGGTTTCGATGCCAAAATCCATGTCAATGGGCGTGGCTGCATAATGTAGAATAATCATATTGATGGTCCGTGTGTCGCGGACTGCGTCGACGGTCTCATAGCCGAGGCTACTCCATGTCTTCGCTCCGGCGATGCCGTCAACGGTCAGGCCGTGGGCCTTCTGGTAAGCCTTGACTGCGGCCTCGGTCTTGAGTCCGAAGATTCCGTCAGCGGTGATGCCGAGTTTTGTTTGCAGGGTCTTTACTTCGGGGCCTCTGCTCCCTCTCTTGATTGTATTCATTCTATTTCTTCTTTAGAGTCGAGTTCTGAAAGGTCAATGTCGAAATGACGCTCGGTCTTGTCAACGAGAATTTTCTGCATTACTTTCGCCCACTTGGCACCGTTACAACTGGACTCGTTCTCCAAGATGGACCATAACTGCCAGAAGCAGATTGCTCCGGCGGCAATCTTGGTCAGGTCGATGGGGAGGCCGTCGGTAATGTTCTGCTGAATGTAGAATGCCACTATCACAAGGAAGTATGATTTCATGAGCGTGATCAGCACCTTGCCGAAATGGGAAGATGCGAATTTGTGGCCGTCTTTACGGACTCTTTCGGGATGGGCTTTCTTCACCCTCTTGCCCAGCTGCCACGCCGTGAAGCAATCGGCCAGAATAAGCAGAGTGCAGATGAGAATGTACGGAAGTGTGGGCTCCAAAACAGCCAGCACGGCTCCGAGCAACGAGAACAGGGAGCGGAAGATGTCAGAAACGTTGTGCATGATGATGATTGATTTTTGTTAGACCATTGAAACGAGAGCTCCGACACCTGAACCGAGCAAAGCACCGATAGCGTCGGCAAGAATGTCATTCCAATCCCAACGATTGCCGATGGCACATTTGTCACCATACTCCTTGCCTACACCTATTGCGACACCGGCAATCATACCGGCGAGGAATGAAAGAGGATATGATGCGCCGAAAGCCGACTCTATGACGGCGGCTGCGGCCGACACTATGAAGCACACTGCCAAATGCTTGATTTTATCTGTTTGGATTTTCATGACATTACTTTTTCGGCAAAAGTAACGCGCTAACCAACAGCTCCGACGAAATCTAAAATTTTCTAAAACTTGAAATAGCCTAAATCGCGCAATAATAGGCACTTCCTAAAAATGCGAAATGGCCCGGCGCATTGCCGAGCCATTAAATCTACTTTGTGAAATTGAAGAAATGTCTACCGAAAATCCGAACACTCTTATAATACAGCAGCGCGTTCAGTGAGAGCCAAATCATTCGTCCCGGACTTGTCTCACGCTCATGGATTAACCGGAAGCACCGTCGGAACAATGCACGGTCGGCCGAGCGTCTGGCTTCAGCGTCTCCGCCACGGTCGTAATCATCATCGTGCATACAGCAGGCGACATAGAAGTATCTTGCGTATGGGGGACGGAGATATTTTAATGGCCCTGACGAGCATCCGCACCCGTTACTCATCGCGCTCGAAAGTCATGCTGTCGGCCAAATCTTTCTCAACCCACCCCTCGTTGAGGACGGTGTTGATGTGCTGCATGGCCGAGGTGTAGAAACTGCCGAAATCCTCAAGGCTCTCGAAAGTATAATACACCGGGGTCTCGTCGGTGCCGAACTTGAAGCGCACAGGTAACGTGGCGCCGCCTGTCTGCACGGCGAGGTCATAGGCGGCCTTGTAGTTGAACTGGTTCTCGGAGGACAGCCACACGGGCATATCCTTCCACACGAACCCTTCAAGGATTCTGCGGTCGGTCTCCTTATTGATTGTTGCTTTGACAATGGCCCTGATTTCCTCGACGCTCGGTTTGTACTTGAACTTACGGCGCCAGTTCCAGCCGGTCTCATCGTCGGGGTTGTCTTTTCCGAAGCCGTAGAACAGCTCCCATTTATTGCGGCCGATAGAGTATAAGCCATCCTGCCGCTCTGTTGCTCCGTATATCTTTTCCATGCGGTTTTGAATTTTCCGCTAATATACAACAAAGAACGGCAGATTGAACGAAATGCTCTCAAAACCGAAAATCAGGTAAACTTGTATTTCACTTTGTTTCCGTCAAATACCTCACTTTGGATGACGGTTTCAAATGGAAATCCATCCTCCAGGTCGCTCACCTGATCGAGGATGTTTTTCATCTCTTCGGACGATGTGAAGAACTTGCCCCACTCGCCTGTCTGGGTATCACGGAACGAAACAAGGTAGCGATCCTCACCGTGAGAAGTGTGCATCTCGCTCTCGAAATCGTGTATCTCCAGACTCTTGTTCTGGAGTGCGCTCAGTCGCATGACTTTGCCGGGGAACCGCTTCTTGCCGTCGGCCGGCGTAAAGACAATTCCCATCTCAGAAAATTTCTTCATTTTATGATGTGTTAAGATGTAAAACAAATGTTTGCAATCTGCGTGGCACGCCATGCCCTTGAAAGAGCCGATAATCTGCTGTCGGCGCTTTCGTGACTTGACCTTTGCAAGTTTCCGGGCCGCGTTCTGTTTCACTCGCTTTCGTATGAGTGAATAGACACGGCCAGTCTTGGCATCTCGGTAGTGTGTATACCCGAGACAGTCAAGACCCTCAGTCATCGGCCGGACTGCGTAATTGGGTTTTACCTGCAAGCCGAGCTTGCTCACCTCATCCATATAGATGTGCATAAGCCTCCATGCCTCCTTCTTATTGGGCGCGAGGAAATCAGTATCATCACAATAGCTGTAATACAGATAACGCACCTCGACGGTGCCATCAGGATATGACAGCATATAGTGAGGAACCTCTTGGAGCATACGATGATGAACCGGGTTGAGGTAAAGATTGGCGAGACATTGAGAGGAACGCAGTCCTTTGGAGAGTCCCTTTGGCATCAAGGTTATGAAGCGGTCTATGATTTTGAGCAGAATTTGGTCTGAAATGAAAGTACGGATTGTTGCTTTCATACCCTCTTGGGGGATATTGTCATAATATCCCACTATATCGGTCTGCCCATAGCACTGACTCATTTCAGGTGCAGCCACTAAATCGTCTTCTAAGATATGGTGGAGCCAGTGCATACCACGGCCTTTGATACTGGCCGCCGTGTTCTTTATGAGTGCCGGGCGCGTGTACTTCTCAACGACAACCATAATGGCATTGATGCCTATACGCTTGATAATGTTAGGAGCTTGCACGTCCCTCTCCTTGGGCCCATCCTTAACATGAATATCCTGAACATCAGCACGAGTGATTGAAAATTCACCCGTCTCTATCTCACGTTTTAGAATATTATAGACCCTATCCCTCCATGCGTAATAACGATTCCAGCGCTCCTGAATCTGAGGGTCGCTGTCATCAAGAGTTTTATCTGGCCGGAACCTATCGCGTTGGTGCTTGCATTCGAGATGATCGATTACATAGTCTATGCTTGCGTATAAGTTCTCCCGGCTGACAATCTCGGGGATAAGATTGTCAAGAGGATATTCTATCTCCATAGCCTTCAGGGCTCTTAGTTATGTTCCGGCTTTCTCCGGACTGATGTCCGCAAGGGTTGCCGAGGCTCGAACTTCTCGCCTCTTTCATCGTCATACATGACAGTCGCAGGGTGGCGATTATATAACAAAAGGCGACTATTCGCCTCTATTATAGTCCTCAATGTCAGCCGCACGCCGTTGTTCGTGTTCGCGTTCGAGGCAGCGTTGTTCGCATTGACGTACGCGAGACCGTAGTTCGCGTTCGCATTGTTGCCGGCGCGCCGGGGCAAACGGCTTTGAAGTTCTCTACCTTTTGGGTGCAAAATTACGAAAAATCAGGGACATGGAAAAATCAAAATATATCGACTCGCCTTACGGCGAGGAAAAAGGGAGAGGGAGCAGCCTCCCGATGGTCGGCTCTCCCTCTGTCGCTTTTTCGCTCTTACGATTTACGTTAGGCCGCTTGTACGATGACGATTCCGTTCTTCTTTCTGAAGGCCAGCCGCACGCCGTAGCACGTGTTCGCGTACGAGGCAGCGTAGTTCGCATAGACGCACGCGAGACCGAAGTACGCGAGCGCATAGACGCCGGCGCGCCGGGGCAAACGGCCTCTTGAATGAGAATACCACTGCGCATCAGCATAGTTCTGGTTCCACTGCGTTTTGTCATTAGTAAGCCTTGATGCTATCATGTCGCAGAATCTGCCATGCTTAGTTCGGCCGATACAATAGTCAGTGGCGTTTAGACCCTGAACGACACGCTCGGTACCAGTAAGCATATTGTAGATATGCCACTTGGCATCAATCGGGAATGATGCGTCGTTGTCGCTGTACTTGCCCTTACGCCAGTCAATGAACGTAGAGATGTTGATACCTACGCAATCCATAGCCTCATAGCAGCACGCAACATAGTTCTGTAAACCAAACAGAATATTACCGAGATGTCCGGTTGAGGTACCGAATCGGGTAATGTTGCCTAAGTCATTGGCTCCGTTGGCACCGGTCGTATAAGCATGAGTACAACCGTATCCACACTTTGCCTGAATGTCGCGATCGCCGACGATGCCGTAGGTGATTTGTGCAAGGTCACAGTTCATCTCATAGTCCTCGGCCTGGAAACCCTCGCCGCGCATACGGCAAAGGTTGATGAGGTCAGCCGATGAGTAGTGCATGGTTGATGTTGGCACTGTTGTGTTGGTCAAGTTGCCGTTGGAGTCATACGCCCACTCTGAATTGGTGGAGTGATTGTCATCTCCTCGACGAACAGCCGCACCACTTATGGAACGTATCCTCATCAGCGCATCGAGAGAACCGCCATACACACCGAGAAGGTATTCGTCAACCTCCACCCAATCGGGTTCGATGGCCTCGATAGCGGAGCTGTCAACGGCGATAGCCTCCTGGTCGTCGAATCCCTTTGGCGACGTGAACACGAACTTCTTTGCTCCTTTGGGCACATCAATAAAGATGTAATCGCCAAGTGTGAAGTCGAAGAGCGAGTTGCTGACGCTCATATTGTACTTCGAGATGACTTTACCGTCCTCGTCAAGGAATACCGCGCCTATCTGAGCATTGTTAAGACCGGGCCAACGCACCTGCTTCATGCCGTCAACATCAATGGCATAGACATTCATGTTGGGGTTGTCGGTAAGCGCGCAGGTGCCACCGGCCACAACATCAGTCGTAACGATTGCCGATAACTCCTTAACCAAGATCTGCGACAGCTTTTTGCGGATGCGGCGCAGTGTGCCGTCGGCATTGAGTGCGCAGGTTGAAAGCGGCTCGGTTGACAACATTGAGAAACAAGTGTATTTCAACTGGTTCTTGTAGTCATTGATACCCTTATAATGGTGCTTGGGAATGTGCTTCATCACATCAAACCCCTCACCTGACATATCAGAGGGGTCATAGGAGGAGCCGTCGGCGAGCAACGCATAATTGCTGTCGCTGATAGGAGTACAGTACATCTTCCCGTCAGTGGCGTTGAGAGCAGCTTTCATAGCGTGGCTCCGCTGAACCATCAGTTGCCAGTGCGCCGGTACGGTGTAGGTGTTGTTAAAACGGTACCCAGTGCTGTCATCCATGTTGGAGATATTCTCGGTGTCAGGCTCTACATCGGAATAGCAGATAGTAGAATACTGCGAGTTGTGGATGTCGAGTGCCGGGAAATACGCCTTGAACGCAGAGAGTTGTGCATCAGTAACAAGGTCGGTGAATATCCATCGTCCTGTAACGCCGGAACACTTGCCGGTCTCGTCGTATGCCTGTCCGGTGGGGTCAAGGCCGATGGCTCCGCTCGCTTTCAGAGCAGAGAGCGTTGCAGAGGGAGCTATGATGTTCACATCCGGCAGACGGAGATAACGAATGTTGGAGGCCGATATAATTCCGTTGATAAGGCTCATCGGGTCGATGTCGGGACATCCAGCTAACATCAGACGGTTCACGTTGGCCATGCTTGCGATTGTCAGGCCGCCGGGATAAGATAGTTTGGGCAGGTTCACGAGGTTGAGTTCTGTCATGCCGGCAGGCAGTTCGAGAGTCTCAATCGGCGAGGTCTCGGCAAGTCGGATAGTGGTGAGGTCCGAGCCGGAGGCCAGTACGGTCTCAAGTCGTGGGCAACCCTCGGCGTTGATAGTGGTTATCTCCGTGTTGCGCACGTCGAGATGCTTCAGGAACGGAAGGTCGCCGAGGTTCATCTGCTGGAGAAATCCCGTATTGCCTGGCGACAGCGTCCAATTCGTCTTGTGGTTGAGTGAGCCGATGACGATTTTCTCGGCCAATCTCATCTGCGAGAACTGGAAATTCGGGTCAAGCGAGATTTCCGATAGGTCTATCTCGCTCATCTGGTCGGCCTGATAGATGTAGAGCAGCACATTGTCGCCGTGCTGGAACTGTGTGAACACCCCGGTCTCTCCGGCTTTGAGGTACATTCCTTGCGTAACATTACCACCGTCATTACCGATACCGAAATACCCGTCTTTGGCGGCCTTGAACGTAATCTTGGCACCAGTCTTGGCTCCGATACGACCGCCGAGAACGTGCGAGGCATCCTTGAAGTCGCCCGTCTGATAGTAGCCGTCGCGGACACGCCAGCGTTGCTGTATGAAGGCAGGGAGCGACTGTCGGCCGGAACCGTGCAGGGCATAGAAATAGATGTCGTTGTATAGCTCGGAATACTTGATGTATTTGCGCTCACAGTCGTAGGTGCAGACCACTTTCGGCCACACCTCAATTCTGTTCTTGACGAAATAGTAGAGTGCGCCCTGTGGCGAGAACGGCCCTGCGCCGACTCCCTCTATTTCGGGGAGGTTGCGCATGGTATTCACCACGCCGGGGAGAGTGAGGGTGTTGCCGCTTGCATCGCATACCATTTCCTGATTTGAGCAACGGCGCAGATTGTTCCAAAGGATAGAGCCACGGCCGGCGTAACACTTTTCATCCTCTTCCGGGTTGAGGTCGGCAGGAATGGTGTTGCCGCCGTCGTTGTCCTTGCCGTTGCAGGTATCGCAGTCGTACACTTTATTCTCGTACATCCGTATGGGTTCCATAGCGGAAGGAGATGTATAGACACCGTTCTCAACGGAGCAACCGCCCTCAAGGAAGAACATAGGCTGCATATTCTTTGCTTGCTGGTCCACGGCGGCGAGGAAATCTGTAAAGGCATAGTAGGCGTTGAGCGAATGTGCGCTCATGTACTTCCATGCGTTCTGTTTCCAGATGCCTTGCCATGTGTCGGCAAGTGACTCTTTCGAGTAATCGCACGAGTTGCAGAACCTGAGAACATTGAACAGCTCAAACGGAACCTTGCGACCCATTGCGAGGTCTTCCTGAAGATGATCGTCATCAATCATGCACTCGAAATACTGTGTCCATGCCGGATAGGTAGGCTGGCCGAGGCTCAGCTTCTGAACCCACGAAGATGCGGTGGTGGTGGGCGCCATCATGTCGTCGATACCGCCTACTCCCATAAACCAGTCCATGCCGTCGTAGGTGATGAGTTCGTAGCCGCTGACAGGATTCAGCACATCGCCTGAAATGACCCATTGGCCGTTGACTTGTTTCATTGAGCCGGGAGCCACTGCCCACTCGCCGCCGCTGTACCGCATGAATTTATAATCGCGGCCGCAATACTGCGAGAGCAGATAGAGTTTCGATGTGTCAAGCCCCTCGGTGGTCTTGAACCGGGCCACGATTTCAGCGAGAGTCTCCTGCTTTACGAAGTGGCCGTTGCTGTCGAATGTGGCCTTGCCGAAGAACTCTATGAAGTCTCCATAATTCCTGCACCCCTTGTTGTATCCGGGCGTGTCCATGAATCCGAGCGCAACCTGCTCCCCTTTGTCCTCTTTCCAGTTACCGCGTGCATGGAACCAGGCATCAGTCAGGCTCTCGTTGGTGGCGCGGAACGCGGCAATGGGATGGTTGGCCGTGGAGTGGTTCATTTGCAATCCGGTGACGGTTATATCGCCTTTCTTCCATGTGCCGTCAAAGGCACGTTGCGCCGGAGTGAGATAGTTGTTGCCGAGGGCACGGAACGTGGCGTTCATCATATCGCACACTCCGCAGTCATTCGCCATCGAGGAATCCGAGTAGTCAACCTTGACGGTGATGATTGCAACCGGGATGGTGTTCTGGCCGACGCGGATATAGTTCTGCGCGAACAGCTCGTAGGTCTTGAGTGCGTCAGTGTTGGTGTAATCGGGATTGAGTGCCGTAATGACGGTTGGATTGGCCTTGTCGACAGGCTTACGGAGATAAAATCTATCGTTCTTAATGGGCCTCTTGGCCGAGGTGGTACCCTGACGGCGCCATTGCACATTGGTAGCCTTGAACGACCTCCACGGCATTGTCGGGTGGAAATAGAACAGCGTGCAGTTGAACTTGGTCGATGTATTGATGTCGGAGTCAAAGCTGTCGAATGTGGCCTGAGATGCGACAACTACATAGTAAGGGAAGCCCTTCTCTTTGAGCTGCTGCATCGAGGGGCGGTTCTGATTATCGAGAACATTCTCTGCATCGTACTCGGCAATCATCGCGTCGGTGTCGGTCAGTTTGCAGAGGTAATTGTCGAAAGCTTGTGCCCACTCGTAATAGGTATCATAGGCCATCAGATAGTAGAGGTAGAAATCGGCATCGGTGCCGTCGAAATCTATCTCTTTCTGATTGAGGATTGCGCCGGAGTTGGAGACATAGCCGATAGTGCCTATCTCCTCGCCGTCCATGTAGAGCTTGATGTTGGAGTATTCGGTGGTACCGCGCAGATGGCTGATGGTCGAAGGCTCTACAACAAGTCCGACGGTGTGCTTCTCTCCGCACTTGAACGAGCGTGTAATTGTACCTGGTGTACCCGTCTTGCAGTTCACGACTATCTTATTGCCGCAGATATAGAATCCGGCACCGCTGTCAGGGTCGTAGCACTCCATCAGTTTGGCCTCGCTGTCCTTTACGTTGTTAGTCGCAAAGGCGAATTGCAGAGCCATACCGTTGGTGCGCTCGGTGGCCGACAATGCGAAAGGTGCGTATGGCAGGTGAGCCTTGACATTCTCGGCAATGCGCAGGGCTGTCTCACCGAGGTACGGACGGAATCCGTTGGATGACCAGTTGGAGCCGACAACGCTCAGTACATAGCTTCCGTCGCTGATGGTGTGGTCGGCCTCATCATTGGAGCGCGTGGCGAAGTCGAGGCCGAACAGTGCGCCACTCTTGATTGCGGCGGCAATCGCGGAGCCTTGAACTGTAACCTCGATGGCTTTGGACTGTACGGACGCGCTCCGGGAGTAGCAGCTGATTTTCTTGGTGCCGTCGGCAGCGTATCCGTTGATCTGCTTGCGGACGGTGTAGGTCTGGCCTATCTGACATTCAAGAGTCGTGGCTTTCTGTCCGTCGATATAGACATCGGCCGAGGTGGAGTTTTTGCCGGGAGTATAGGCGGCCACTTCGAGAACGAGCGTGTCATACAGACGGATGGAGCCGTTGTTGGTGTCGTTGAAGCGCATGGCCACTATCGGCGTGGAGGACTCCGGATCCACGCACATCACGGCAGTATAGAACTTGTTGCCGGTAACGCCGGAGGCCACATCCTCACCCCAGAAGCGAATGGGATATGAGCCGTGGGTCATCTTCTCGTTGCCCCCAAGTACATTGTTAGGGTTAATGGAGATAGAGTGCGTGTAGTTGTCGGTGATGATTGCCGTGCCCAGGCTCTTCCACTCGCCGCCGATGAATATCTCGGTGTAGGCTTTCACGCCCTGCTTGCTTACGTTGTTCGGGAACTTGTAGAGGCTGATGTTCTTGACGCTCCCGCCGACTTCAAGAGAGTTTCGGGTATAGTTCAACGCCTGCTCACAAGTAACAGTAACATCGACAGCCGTAACGGTCACGGTCTTGCGGCGCACGTTGCCGTCGGCATCATAGGCCACTATGGTGAAATCGCGGGCGGCAGCCTCGCTGAAATATGGCGTAAAGTCGAATGTGAACGAGTAATTGGTGGCAGAGGTTGATGAGTTCTGGTTGACAGCCTCGCTCAGGAGCGTGATGCCGGAGGTGGTGTCTACTATTTCGACGCGGCGGATCATGTTCAGTATCTCGGTCTCGCCCTCATAGGTGACGGAACGGATAGCGGCACGGAGTATGATGTCGGAACCGAAAGCGGCATAGACGGAGGACTCTTCAGGAATGATTGAAAGAGTCGTGCCGCCGGCCTGACCGCTGCCGGTGCTCTTGGGTAACTTGATGGAGTCGCCCATCTCCTTGTCGCTCTTGCTTACGGCCTTGATGATGTAGTGTTCGGCGTCCTGCTCCAGTTCCATGTGGTCGAAGGCGGCCTGAGCCATATCGTAGGCGCCGCCCGTGGAGAAGGCATCTTTGCCGCCGGAGGCAGGGGTATCTTCCGTCTTGACGGCACCACCGCCGCCGAAAGACTTCCAGAGGTCTTTGCTTGAAAGGTCGGTGGCCTGACCGGTGAACTGATAAGTCTCCCATCCGTACTCGCTGGCGCGGAAAGTGATTATCAGACCGCCTTTCGAGTAGTCGATGCTCGATGACTGTATGTAGGAAAGTAGCGCGTCAATGGCGGTGTCTTTGGTATAGTAACCGGCCACGGCCCGGGGAACGAGTTCGTCGATATTGATTATGGCCTCAGACCCGGCGCTCATGCCGGCGAGGTCAATCCAGTTGTCGATGTTCTTGAACTGGCCTTCGGTGTCGTTCACTCCGACGTACTGATAGGACTTCCATGTGCGCGGGCCGATGGCGAATGTGATTTGCAGACCGACAGAGGCCACGCCGTGCTCAAATACGGCGGTCAGTACATTGTGAGTCTGCGCCTCGGCCTTGATATCGGAGTAGTATTCGCCGGTCGGCAGAGGTATTTCTACGGTGGCGTTGAATGTGTTGCCGACGGCGGAGCCGGACAACGGCATCATCTTGCCGTCTACGACATGGAACAGCTCTGACTCGCATCGATAGATGTTGTCGGGGTTGGCCGTCATGTCGGAGTTGTAGATTTCCTCGTACCATCCTTTCATCTCGAAAGTAGAGTTGCCGAAACAGCGGAATCCGGCACCGTCCTCATCATTGGGGCAATAGTAGATGCCACTCGTCGGGGCGGTGCCTGTACCGTCCCATATACCGTCAAAGGGCAATATTTTTACACCGAAGATTTGGTTTTCGAGGTCTCTGGCTTTGGACTGGAGAGCTGCGCCCTCGTCGCCGGGGAAGGCCGAGGATGCAGTGTGGCCGAGAGCGAGGTCGGAACCGATTGTGACGAGTTCAGAACCACTCCAGCGGTATGTTTTGTTCGATGAGGTGCAGGTATAAATCTTGCCGCTGTCAGGAGTACGCCCGTCAATCGTTGCGTCCTCTCCGAAACTGTCTGCATCGAGCCAATTATTGTAGTAGGTGAACTGACCGACGATGATGATAGGTTCTCCGGTGGTGTCCTCAATCTGCCAGAACTCGCCCGCAAGTTCTCCGAGCTGATACTTGGAGCCAATATTTCCGCTTACAGTAGTCTGAGTCGTGATGTCTCCGACGCTCTGTGCTTTGAGCGTCCTTACAGGACGAATGACGGTACCCCAGTTCTCGGCGGTGTCAATGGTTCGTTTCGCTACGGCGAGAAGGAATCTGTTCTTCTCGGTATCATACACGACCATACAGCCTGAATCGGTGGATTTATGGATTGAAGATGCCATCTGCGGAGTAACGCCGCTTACCATAGCATTGAACTCTACGACATCATCGACATATCCGGGCAACTGTGCAGCCGGAACCTTGCCGCCGCTGTCAAGCGTGGCGAGGCCACCGGGTTGTCCTTTGGTGTCGGTTACAGCCTTTGCCGCATTGGCGGTACTTTGAGCTGCTGCCGCAGCAGAGCTGGCCGCATTAGCGGTGTTTTGGGCGCCGGTGGCTGCTGACCTTGCCGCGTTGGCGGTGTCCTGGGCGGCATTTGCCTTGGAGATTGCGGTCTGCCCATTGTCATAGGCTGTCTGAATCTTGACCTTATCCAAAGCAGTGATGATACCGGCCTTTGCAGAGGTAGCAACCGGCACGTTGCATGAAATGGTTGTACCGGCTGACTTGATAGTGAGCGTCGCGGTACTTTCTCCTACATCGAATGATACCGATTTCAGTACATTCTTTCCGATGAGTGTTCTCAACGAGTCCTGATCAGAAGATGACATGGACGCGATGAGGTCTCTCAGAACAGTGTACGATACTTTGCGACCCCCGTTTAACTCGAACCAGTCGTTAGAGCCGAGCGTCGTCTGTGGCGTCAGCTGCTCTATCGTCTTGGAGTTGGTACGGAGAGACGAAAGTACGGCATCGAAGATTGTCTGTTGTTCTTGTGTTAATGCCATACGCTATTTTATTAATCTGTTGTTTGTCTCGTTTACTGCACGGTAGTTAGTTGTATCTACGCGGCGCATGATTGCCTGATGTTCCAGAGTGAGTTTCGGGTCGATGTTTACGACCTTCTGCAAATTCTGTGTGAACACAAATGAGTTGAGGCCGTCCATGACTGCGTTAGTTTCCGGGACGCTGGCCTCTTTGCGGGCGAAACGTACACCGTCGAAGTAGACGTAATCGCAAGTGAGGAGGCGGTTAAGGAGTTCGGCAAACCATACAGGACACCCCTCAGACATGCCGAGAGTGAATTTCATCTGCGTGGACTCAAGTCCGTAGAGTTGGATTATATCCGAGTCCTCGGTAACGAACTGCTCACTCTCTACTCCGAAAGTCCAGTTGCTGTCCTTGAAACCGCCGGGCACTCTGAAATCAAAGAAATGTTGCATCCCGTCAATCCAGGAAATGACATCATGTCGGCTACGGTTATCCTTGTTGGAATATTGAATGAGTGTCGTATTGTCGAGTATATCAGCATCGTCAGTTACGCGGAACACCGCGCTGCGCCCTATTCCCATTATGCTCACTTGATAGAATCCGGGCGACAGCGACAGTGCCGCGAACCTGAGCCGAGTTGACTCAGTTATATCCCAATAGTTAAATTGTATCTGAAAGGATGCAGAGCCGTTAATACCTACCACAGTGGCTAATCCAGCCCAAATCTTAGGGCCTAAAAGCTCTATGAGAATTTTGTCGGTCGGAGCAAAGGTCTGTATGTAGGCACTCTCTATGCCGTCGGCTTTGGCCGAGGGGAAGAACAACGGTGTGAACGGACTCAGTATCATAGCTCTATCTCCTTTACGATTAGTTTATACTTCACCGTCTCGGCTTTGGCGTACTTGAAGGATACCTCTTTGAGGAAGCCTCGGTAAGTGATGCCGTTGGATTGTACCTCATAGAGCGCGTTCACATCAAGTTTGGTGTCAACATCAGCCGATGAGAACTGAACCTCACCAAGCGTAAAAAGCTGCTCGTTCAGTTGCAGGTCTGCGTTACCCTTTATGCCATCGATGCTGACATCCGTATTGCCGTCAAACGATGCGAATTTAAGGGTCATGGGACACATGGCAGCGGCAATGTATGCGGCATTGGCTTTGGCGCAGAGATATGGAGAATACTCGCCGTTGAAAACATCAGAGGATAATGCTCCAGATATTGTGCATCCTGACCTATCTATTTTAAGAGTGGAACTCTGTGTGATTTCAGTTTCCTCGTCACCTCGTGAGCCTTCAGATTCTTCCTCTTCTACCTTGACTGAACAATAGGCGAAGAAAACTGTGTTGTCGCTCTTATTATCCTTTGTATCTTTGGCTCGCTCTTGTGAAAGAAACTCAAAGCCGTAGCAGTCGGCGCGGTACTTGCTGATAAGTGAAAGTTTCTTCTCGAACTTATCAACACCGGTAGTATATTGTGCAGAGAAATTCCACTCATCACGGCCACATTCTGCCTCATATTCCTGCTTGTCGTAGCCAATAGTCAAAGCAGAATAGGCAAGGGCTGTGTTTATGCTGAAATTCAACTCTCGGATATTAGATAGTCTTACAGTTTTAGTGCCAGCGAATATCTCGGTTCGTGGAACGAAATAGATAGTTTGAGAGTCACACGCTCCTTTGTTGACATCTCCCACATAAGATTGGAGCGTGTAGGTGTCATCGAAATACACGCCTTGGTTGTAGTCCGCATCATAGAAAAGAGTGTCAAGACGCGCTTTTCCAGTCTCGGAGTCGTTGTAATCTTCGCTACCATCCCATTTTGTATAGAAATTAAGCGTGCCGTCTGCATTATAATCATCGCCCATGACAGCAAAGTAGGGCGTACCCTCCACGATTATTACCTGACTGCCATGACCACCGGGACATTGCGTATGCAAAAGATGAGCTGTTCCTAACGGAAATTCCAAAGAATATTCCTGAATGCGTTTGAATTGCGCCTTTGCTCGTGGACCGAGATAATAAGTATACCCGAATACAGTCTCCATCCAATCGCAGAAATCGTTGAACGAAGTATAGAATTTGGCTCCGGGAATATTACGGACACTCTCAGCAGCGAATAAGTATGTCTTCGCAATTCGGGGATCTGTATCTTTAATCTGAGCGTCAACATTCAGACTATTCTCTACGATTTTAGACATCAGCGAGTTGAGAACTGATGTCGGTCTCAGAGCGTCTATTGATATTGTTTTGGCTTTGCTCTCCCATCGAGTTTCGATTTTTGATGAAAGAGCCATTGATTTTTGGCGGAATTGCGAGCCTGGATATTTATCTGACATTGAAAGCTCATAAAATAGAGCATAGCAAGTTCCTGCGCTTATATTGGAAAGATTAAATTTATATTGAAAAACAAATTGAGAGCAGCCTCTTCCATTTACTGGCCCTCCACGATAGGCGTGTGTGGCCCAGGGGCTTGCATGTATCCACTCTTTGGGCGTTATATTCCCTATTGGCGAAATATAAGCCTCGTTTGCTGTTTCCCATTTTTCACCAACCAATGCCCAGGAATTGTTAGGGGGTGTAGGATAACGACGTTTTAATGCTTCAAATGTTGGAAATAATCCTAAATATTGTCTTTGAGACTCACTATTTGATGTATAGTTGAGTAATTCTCCGAGATTGGTATAAGTGTTCGCATTATAATCCTTATTAGCCTTGTTGAAAGACATTAAGTAGATTTTTGCACTATTTATAGTGGCCCCAAAACTCTCAGGTCTGGATATCCTTATTTCTATGTCAATGCTAATATCTTTAGCGGTACTTACAACTTCAAGGAAACATGCTCCACTGTCATCGCTTTGGTCTTGGAAAAGAACTGGACTATTTTCGTATGTTTCACCATCACAGACTAAATATGTCGGCAACCTCTTCAGATTGGCAGGATACAGCAAAACTTTATTGGAGTTGTTGGCTGTTTCATCGCCAATAATCTCATGGACACAGCTGTTCCGCATCGTTATTCTATCAAATTCGAGAGAACTTGCAACCGGAATATCCTGCCCGACAACGAACTCATACTTGGTGCCTTTCTTAGCTTTGATAGCAGCGGCGAGGCTATCGTCGATGCAGTTCATCTTGACGATGTAGTTGTCCCACTCTATCGAGGAGAAATCAAGGTCGCAGGTGAATTGTTCCTCCCAGGCCCATTCATTCGTGATGGTGTAGAGTGAAATCGCCGCACGGGCGTTGACTCCATCACGCAGATACAGCGCCATGAGTCTGTCGTACATCTCTCCGACAAATTCAAACTGTGTGGTGAATGAGCGTGTCACGCCGCTGAAATCAGAGCGCTTGTAGACACACTTTATCTCGTCCCAATTCTTCAGGCATCCTTTGGGAACTTCGGCCTTTACGCCGTCTATCTCTATGTAGTATTTCGTGAGCATGGAGCAAAGGTAACTCAAAAGTGTTCCCATGCTCCAAAACCTTGAAAAAACTGGTTTTTTGAAAAAGCGCATAATCCACTCTAACTAACTGTTATTGTGAACTATGCGCCGAAGTTAGCCCTGAAAGCGAACTTTAGATTGTGCAGATGAGGTTCTCAATCTTGAAGCAACGGAAGGAGTTTTTCTCGGTGTCGAAGTAGGCCATAGTCTTGTAGGAGGGCTTGGTCACTTTCTTGCCGCCGAGGGTGGCACCGGCAGGAAGATTTTTGAGAGTACCCATAGCCTTGCGGATGGTGCCGTCGGCTTTCTCGTAGTAGAATGTTACCACTCCCTCGCGCATGGCTTTTGCAAGCCGGTAGAGCTGCCACGCTTTTATCATGCAGATGCGCCACTGCTGTTTGGTGGCACGCCAAAGCTGCCATGCGTACTTCATCACTCTTGCTCTAAAATTGATTTTCTTTTCCATGATTATGGGGTTTTATTGGTTTGACTTATGTTCTCGTAAGGTGTTTTAGTATCTCCCTTACACCTGTAAAGTTAGGGCACGAAAACAGATATTGCAAACAAAATAACCACCATTTAATCACCATTTTACCGCCTTAACATTTACTGACGTTTATGCCAATATGTGTCAAGGCTTCGCGGATGCGCTTGCGTCCGGCAAAGAGCCTGCTCCTGATTGTGGCCGGGAGTGCGTCCATCATTTCGGCTATCTCGCTGACAGTATAGCCATCGACAAAGAGCTGCACACATCGGACGCTGTTGAACTCCTCGGCCAATTCCTCTATGGCACCCCGGACAATGGATGCTTGTACCTCCTCTTCGGGAGTCAGGACCATAGGCGCGTCATAGTCCAACAACGGCAGGAACTCGATACGCTTCTTCCTGCTCAGCTGCGTGAACCGCAGATTATACATGATTGTCTGCGCCCAGGGCCGGAACTCACGTTGTGTGTCAAACCGTGAGCCGCTTTCAAGTATCCTGAGAACGGTGTCGGCAACAAGATCCTCGGCATCATACTCGTTATAGCATAGCCTGCGGGCCTTGGCAAACAGCCATTCATAATTCGATATGACAAGGTTTTCAATCTTCATCGGCGCGGCTTTCGAGATGGGAAGGTCTCTCGGAAGCGTTGCGCTTCTTTAATGGCCTGGGCTTTCATTCGCCGGGCCTGAAGGTGCATGAGGCTGATGGTCCGGTCTAATTCCTTTTCTTCGGCTCGTGGACGGAGCAGGGCGAGTATCGTATCGCACTTGCGCTCTATGCGTGCAAGTCGTTTCCTACTGTGTTGATAATGGGGGTTGTCTTTTTTCATAACTCATTGTGATTTGAAATGAGTTACTAACAACTCCCTCTATAATTTGAGTGGATAATAAAAAAACAGACAAACCGCCGTTCGGTCTGCCTGTCCTCTATGCAAAATTATGATTTTATGCTAAATCATCAGTGCTGCTTCATGGCTTTTTTCATCGCTTTCATCTCTGCGTGGTACCGGGCCACAAGATGAGCGAACACCGGAGCCATCATCTTGACCACATCAATCTGGAATTTGAAGTGAGCCATCATCGCGGCAATCATCCCGTTAAAGGCGTTGCGGATGTTTTCTTTCTCTTCCTCTGAGTTGTCATCGTCTTTGTCTGCCTCATCAAAGGCTCGTTTGCTTTTCTGGAGTTGAATGTGTACCTCAGACTCGATGCGCTTGTCATTCCATCCCTCGGCAGGGAGTCCGGCGGCAATCAGAACCTCTCTTGTTCTCTCTAACTGTCCCAAAAGGACGAGGTTCTGACACATGGAATAGACGGTAACGGCAATCCGGGATTTGATTATGGCATCCACACGCTGAAGATATGTGGCGTTGCCGCCGGGGTCGGCGATGCTTCGATACTCCATGACTATGTTACGGAGCGCGATAGTCAGCTTATAGGGGTTCGGTATCTCGTGCTTACCGAGAATCACGTCCTTATTGCCGCACACGAGGTCTATGAACTCGGCGGTCGTGAGTTGGTCTAATCGGGTTTTCATACGCTCTTGCTGGTTAAGTAACGCGCAAGCTGACTGTCTATGTCAGACTGTCGCCGTGTGCGAGATTCACGTTGTTTTATGAATATGAGGTTATCAAGACGGTCTATGACTTTGGCGTCATTGTACGTTTTGGGAGCGTCGTTACCGCCCTGCATCAAAGGCCGGGCTACGGATAGCTCCGACTCGTCAAGGTTTGACACATCAGGAATGACGGAGGCACCGGCCGGCAGATCAACGAGCGTCGGTTTGTCAGGCGTAATCCACGCATTGCCGCCATAGGTGATGACCTCCGGCACACCACCATCACCGACGATTGCCGGACCGCCTTTGTGGTGGCTCGTACCTTTGGCATACTTAGGCAGAGGTGTGGCGATAATGGTAGCCAGCTGTACGGCTCCCATCGCGGCGGCTATGGCGGCCATAGCGATACCGACAGGGAACGGTTGCATCTGTAAAGCGTTCATTATGGCTATGGCCGTGGCTATACCGCACTGGGCGATGCTGTTCAACTTGTCAAACTTGGCCTGCTTTTCTTTGAGCTTGGCCTTTTTCTTTTCAAGTTCCTCGTTCTTCTTGGCGGTCTTGTCCTCGGCTGCACGCTTGCGGGCCTCGCCCTCCTCTTCAGTGATTACGTTCTGCTCTACCATCTGCGCAATACGCTCCTGCTCGGCTTCTCCGGCCTCCGTATTGGCTTCCTGCTCTTCCTCGACTTTTGAGATTTTGGCATCGTAAATGGTGCTGACAAGGTCGTTGATCGAGTTGAGAGAGTCTGCGGCTACCTGCAACCACTGCTGTGCGTTCTTTATGCGCTGCTCTCTGGATTTGGCGTCCTTCTCGTTGACACGCTCGATATTGGCAATGGCGGCATCGGCCATCTGCTGTTCAAGTTGTGCCTTTGCCTGGGCCAACTGACGCTCCAGATTGGCGCGTTCCTCGGCAGATAAATTCTCAGTCTTGAGCTGTTCCTCAATAAGCGCAATGGCACTCCGGGCCGTCTGTACTGCATACTTCTGCTGAATATCCGCCGACTCTTGCTCAAATTGTTCTTTCAACCGAGTCTGAGCAGCTGCATCGCCCTTGGCAGCGGCAAGTTTCTTAGCATACTGGGCCTTGAGATTGTTGAGTTCGACAATCAAGGCGGTGTTGGATGACTCTTCTTGATCAGCATACTTTTTCTGTATGACTTGAAGCTGCTTGGCGGCAAACTCAGTTTCTGCATCTTCTCGGAGTTTCTGATACTTTCGTTCAAGATTGAGTCTCATCTCCTCGGCCTGTTCAACAGTGAGGGTTTGGTCAGCCTCTGCCTTTTGGACAGTCAGGAGTTCAGCGGCATATTGGTTATCCAATGCTTTGAGCGTCCAGTCGTATTCTTCCTGACTGCCATTCTTTACATACGAAAGATGAGAGGAAATCAAATCGGACTCTGTTTTGAGCCTACGTTCAGCAAAGGAAAATTCTATATCCTGAAGTTTGCGATTATGTTCAGCAGTCAGTCCTTCTATCTGTTGATTAAGGGCTGTGCGCAGTTTAACCTCTGTCGTTTTAGTCTTGGAAAGTCTTTCCTGCAATTCTTTCAGCTTACGGTTGTATGCAAGATTCTCGGCCTGACGCTGGCGCTCCAGACTATCGGTTATTATTTTGAGAAGCGCATCCTCTCCGGCTTGCACCTCTTTTTTAAGGTCATTGGCCGATTTCTTGGCAGCAGCAACGCGCTTTTTATCGACTTTCGGCTCATCTTTTTTTATTTCCGTGGTTGTATATGGCAGTTCCCCTTTACTGGGGTCTCCGGGATGTTCCACGACTTCAGTATGTGGTGCTGTCTTTAAGTCATACCATGTGCCGAGTTTGGCTTTCTCGTTATTCCACTTTGCCGTAATTGCATCGACCCTGCGACCATATTCTTCCAAAGACAGACCGAGGTTTGCCAAATCATCAATCTGCCTTTGATAGTATGTATCGCAGGTGTCAAGGAGCGCCCTATATGCCTTGTCAATCTGATAGACTGCATATTCGTGTTCGCCCATAGAATTACGGATGGCGGCATCCTCAACCTCAGCGATTTTAGAGAGGACATTGTTGTGAGCGTCCTCAAGAGCTGCATAGTAGTCCTGAGTAGCCTGCAATTTAGCATCAAGGGCATCCTTGTACTCATCCTCATCATCATCGTATGCGGCTCTTGCGGCGGCAAAAGCCTTTTCTGCCTGGTCCATCTCAGCCTTACGGCATTCTATGGCAAGGTTGCTCAATTCCTGTTCCTGAACGCCACGGGCTTTTGCCTGATCAACAAGTTTATCATTGTTCTTCTTTAAATCTTCAAGAGCTTTTTTCTCCTCCTCATACTTCTTTTTACGGGCCTCACTATCACCTCCGAATATGTTGAAAACCTTTATAAGCCCATACACAGCCGCAATACAGGCCATAATTGCGAGAACAAGGAGTCCGATAGGATTTGCATAGCACGCCTTGTTGAACAGCCATTGAGCGGCAGTGAGCAGTTTTGTAGTAACAACTCCCTTACCCTCGGCCGCAGTCTTGAGTTTAATTGCAATGGCCCCGGCCTTTGTCTGCAAGTTCGCTACGCCCTGCATCACGGCAGACTGTTTTTGCAAAGAGTTTTGAATCTTTGTCATCGCATTGCTGGCAGCGATGGCAGCTTGCAGTTTGGTTTGAATCTCGGCTAATTCCCCCTCACTGATACCCAACATCTCGGCGGCGCCGGCGGCGAGACCGAAACCATCTATGGCAAGTTGAATCGTTCCGCTAAGTTGGTCGAACCCACGAGTATCAGACGCGGCATTAGTTATGGCGGCGTTGGTATCTGCAATGGCATCTTTGAGTACACCGGCCTTTTCAGTAAGATCGCGGATATGTTCTGCAAGTTCCTGTCCCTCGGCCGAGTTCTTCTCTTCCTCTGATAGATTCTGGTACTCTATGGTAAGATTGGCAATTTCCAGCACCAATTCTTTTAGGTCTCGTTTGACACTGGATGTGGTGCCACCGGTTTCTCCGAGAGAACGACGGGCATCCTCAACAGCCGCAGTCTGCTCATCAAGAGTTTTCTTGGTCTCTTTTGCAGCAACAGATACCTCATCTATGCTTGCGGCCAATTTCTTGCCCTCGGCACTCGCTTTGTCGGCCTCGGACATTTTACCGTATGCGGATTGGAGAGCCGCAAGTGTTCCAACAAGTTCATCATATTTCTTCTTGAGGTCATTGTTCGCTACTGCATAATTACCGACATTACGCTGAAATTCGCCCATGTCGGCCGCCATATCTTTGAGGTGCGCGTCAAGGTTCTGAATGGTCTCTTCCATTTCTTTGCCGAAATCGGAGGCTTTGGCCTCATCGCCCATCTCCTTGTAGGCTTTCTTCAACAATTCGAGTTGCTGAGAGAGCTGTACATAGCTGCCTTCAACTGCTTGGTTAGCTTTCTCCTCAGCCGTCATTATTTGGTTGAGGGTGCGCTTCTGCTGTGTGAGGTCGCGTGTGGAGGCCATAAGTTCAGCCTGCGCCTTTGCAAAATCAGACGCTGACATACGCCCCATTTTAAGAGCCTGCTCATTGGATTTCTGCTTCTTCTTGTTCTCTTCGAGTTCACGATTGATGCGTATTAACGAATCAATCTGATTTTCGTAAGTGTCGTGATACTGGTCCAGGAGTTTCTTGACGCGCTCCTGCTCGGTGTAGGCTGCACGAGTGGTTTTGTTGACGCGCTCCTGCTCCATCAACTGCCGGGATATGGTGTTGGTGGTATTGGCAATGACCTCACTCTGCTGGCGCATTACGTTGGTGAGGTTTTGTTGTGCCTCGGCCGCCTCCTTACCTTTATCTACAAGCAGCTTCTCCAGTCTTTCAATGTCGCCGGCAACCTTAATATTTATCTCAAGACCCTGCGCCAAATCCTTGGCAACCTTAGTGTAGGTGTCAAGGACGGTTATTAACTCAGCATCGAGTTCTTTGAGTTTCCTAATCTCATCGGGATCGACGAGGTCTGTTATTTTTATATCAGCCATCAGAACTGAGTTATGTATTCAATAATCGGTTTACTTATCTCGACAGATACGCTACAAAAGCCATATGTCCCGTCAGGATTGCTATATATGGCCACGGTGGTATCTTCCATTCTCGCGTATGCCTTGGCGAGTTTCCTAATACGTTCTATCTCGCCGCCGAGTTTCCTATGTTCACAATCGCAACTCATTGGTATCCGCAATCTTTGAAAAATTTTATTATTGAGGGCAGAAGGTACTCTCGGTTGAAGTATTCGACAGCCGACGGACCCATGTTGAGGATTTCATCACCAAACTTGGCCACAATCGCCGGGCCGTCGCCGGTGCCGGGGTCTACATGAAGGACGTCGCCCCGGCGATCAGCGAGGATGTCGGAGAAGAATTTGCCGTTGATGTAAAGGTTCGGCACGTTCTCCGGGCGCGGAGGTAGTCCAAGCAATGTACTGCCGCGTGGGGGCGTGATGTCTCTCTTCCATGCCTTGTATGCAGCGTTCCTATGGTGCCAATAACCTTCCTCCTCAAAATATGGGTCATCGTCATAGGTAGGAGACAGCAGTTCACCAGCACCGTTCTGGCCGCTGTATATCTGCTCCTGAACGGCGATAACGACATTGCCCGAATGGTCGGAGAGGCATTTCATGCCGTTCTCCTCAAAACCATCGGCAATCTTATGAATGATGTCTGCTACCTTCGAGATATTCATGTCTGATAAATCAAGGGGGCGAGATTTGCACCCCGCCCCCGTTAGTCACTTGGCTTTCTTAGGCCCGGCGCAAAGGTCGTATGCCTGCGAGAGCATTTTTCTGCGGGTCTCCTCGTCCTTGTCTCTCCAGAAGATGTTGAGATGGCTGGAGATAAACTCCGTTTTCTTCATCTTCAGGACTTCGGACTTGATGAATGTTACGTTCTCGAACTTGATCATACCTGCTCGATGCCTTCAATGCCAGCCTCGAACAGTGCGCTCGGCGCTTTGAGAGCCGGAACGACACCGCCAGTAGTGGCGATGGTGAGTGTTTCGGTGCTTTCGTTGTAAGTCACGCCGGAAGCACCGCCGGTGATGAGGTTGGCATTGTCTGCGAGCAGCTTGCCGTAGGTGGAGGTGAGGTCATAACCGCCTACTTTCTCCAGCAGCTTGTAATCGTTGCCGGTGGTGCCGGCCTTGACGAGTTCTACCGGGGTTAGGCCTACGACTGCGCGGGCAATGGCGAAATCGAGCTGAACGAAATCCATGTTCTCGAAGTAGTAGCGTGCGTCCTCGAACGCAAACGATACATCCATTGTAGCGGCGGCCGACGATGTGGGATGAGGTGTCGGAGTCGAATAGACGGTACTCATCGGTATGCCGGCGAGAGTGTCGGTGCCGTCGTTGAGTCCGTAAATGACGTTCTTCTCGTCGTAGAAGTACGCATCCCATGCCTTGTTGGCAGTCTTGGTAAGAGAGGCATTGAGTTCGGGATAGAACTTGTCCATCGTAAAGGTATAGGTCAGCGCACTGATGCCCGTCATCTGAGATGGGCCGTAGCCGTTGGCCGCTACTTGCGGCTCGCCGCCGTTCTTGGCAAACTCGACGAATGGCAGAATCGGATAGATACGCTCCGGGCGGTCGGCATGGCAGAGTTCCTTGGCTTTGGTGGCCGTGAACTCGGCGGGCAGCTTGACCCCGTGAGGAACTAAGATTGCGCCTTTCACCTTTTCAGGGTCAAGGTGACATTTTGAAACACCGGTATTGAGGTTTGAGCCGGTGCAGGTTCTTGTCTTTCTCATAATTATCTACATGAGGGATTTTTGATTTTTAATTCTAAGTTGGAAATATTTATGGCATCTATGGGCTCACTCAGAGCATCCCCGGTGCCAGTGTGAGCACCATAGCGGCCATAAGAGTAGTTCTCAGAGTATTCGTGCGGTATGAGGTCGTTATAGCCGAAATCAATGCGGCCATCGGCCAGCAGTTCCGCTTTCAGCCTCTCGTAGATTGGCCGGAGAATGTTCTGGAATGAGATTGCAAGGCGTTCCTCATTGCTCAATTCTTTGTTTGAGGAGCAGGCGATCAGAATTTGGACGGTCGCTTTTGAGAAATACTCAGGGACATTACGCTGTTCCTTAAACGGGCAGAATAATGCGATGAGGGGGAATTTCATGTCATTGGTCGTAACAGCTTTGCTCATGGCATCCAACTGGTCTTTCACATATTGGGCGTTGCCGAATATGTAATTGATTTGCGGGCACGCAATAGCCTCAGAGATACCATCGCGGTGCGTTACCACGATGTTGCACCCATCGGCAGTAGCCTTGACCACATCGCCTATAATTTCGATTATCTCACGGCTTTTCTTCATAGGTTGAGCGGATTGATTTTGGTAAGGAAGTCAGTCTCCTTACCAAGCCAGGAACTATATCCTTCGGCTCTCGCCCACACATGAAAATCGCGTATCAGATCCACCATCTCATTCCACGCGCTCACCTGACGCCGCAGAGGTGCCACATATTCATTGGCACATTTGAGCCGTACAAGCCCCGTTACAGTAGGCTGTGTGTTGGCATCACGCAGTATCTTGAAGAACACGAAGTTTGCGAACGGCTCACGGAGCTGCTCAATCACCATGTCTGCATCAGCCTCAGGCTCCGTTTCGGGGTCTTTGTCTATCAGCTTGAGGTAATTGTCCACAACTCCGGCATACGCTACCGTAAGCACCCCGTTGAGGAACCGTCTCTGCCAGTGGCGTATGTACGCCTTGATTGTGGCATTGACCGCTTCGGCATCGGCATTCGGCAGTTTGCCGAGAGATGCGTTCTGAATGTGGCGCGGGCCTTCGGTGAAATATGATACGTCGATTAACATCACTCTGATTTTTTGGAACGTGTTTTCTTGGGTGCCGGAGCGGGCTCGGCTTTCGCCTCCTCTTCGGGAGCGTCCTTGACGTCATCAAGGTTGACTTCCTTCATGTCGGTTCCGGCATCCACGGTCTTGTTATCTTCCACGGCTTCGGGTTCGTTGGGAACGGTTTCGGGTACGTTTGAGCCAGCGTTTTCAACGTTTGGGCTATCGTTGGGAACGGTTTCGGCCACTTTGGGAACGGTTATGAACTTGGCAAGCTGAGCCGAAAGGTCATCAGGAATGACAATACCATTCTCTACGACTATATCGGCTACGGCCTCTGCCAAGTTGGCAAGCACCAACTGATCTGCGGCCATTTCCACGCACTCATTAGTCTTGGCTTCCAGCTCTGCCCGAAGTGTGGCGATGCTGTCGGCATCAAGAGCCGAGTCCGGCTGACAGGGCGTGAACGAAATCACGCCTCTGTCAACACGGATACGGTTTTCCTGAAGGACTTTCGCCACTTCTTTGGGGTCGCCTTTCAGAATGTAGTCCATGACTTACGCTTTCTTGATGGCGGTTTTGAGGGCGCTGATGCTACCGTAGGAGAATGCCCACGGGCAGAACACCGGAACAATCTCTTCGGCCTGGGCGAGCAGAACTATCTGGTTCTTGAGCTTGGTGTTCACGTCGTCGGCCCACTCGGCGGTAAGCGGAGTGTAGTCGATGATCTGAGCGCCGCGCTGCATGTCGCCGAGGAAGTATTTGCCCACCGGCATACCGCTGTAAGGAACGACGCGGAGACCGCCGATGACGGGGTTGCCGTTGATGTCCTTGGCAACTTCGAGGCGATTGCCGTCGGTGGCCTTCTCGCAACGGATGGCGTTGATGGTGATCGGGTTCAGCACGAGCACGGTGGGAACGAACTGAGCGTAGGTCATTACAGAGATGGCAGTTTCCAGAGCGTCGATGCTATTGGGTGATTCGATGCTCTGATATGCGCCGTTGGTGAACGTCAGCTTCAGGGCGGCCACATCAGCGGCCAGCAGAGCGTCGGTGTTGGCCGCTGCGAGGGTGGCCCCTTCGAGGAAGATGCGGCGGTCGTTGACCTTGATGACATCGTAAGTCTTGTTGAGGTCGGTGTTGGTGACGGCGGCGGCGCCGGTCACTTTCAGACCCTCGATAAGCAGGTCGTTGGGTTCCTTCAGTTCTACGATGAGGCCGTTGTCTACCTCTTCGATAGACAGTACGCCGCCGGCGGCCACGGTAAAGATTGCATCGGAGATAATCTTCTCGATAGGCAGAACGCCATCGTACTTGGTAATACCCAAAAGGTTGTCGCCGGAGCCGTCACCGAAAAGAATCTGGAAGTCCTCGGCATCGCGGACACCGGAGAGCAGACAGTTCATGACGAAACCACGGAGGTAAGTCTTGCACTTGAGCGCACGCTTCGACAGTTTGAAATGATGACCGACACGGGAAACCTGGGCGGTGGCCTCCTTTACTTTCAGGCTGGATTCCGGGAGCATACCGTTCTCCGAAACGTAGCGGGCGTTGCGGTCCACATGGTGAATCTGCTGGAACGCGAAGATGGGGAACTCCGGATCGCCGGGCAGGACGGTAGCGAAGTCGCGGACGTGGAGTTTTTTGTCGGTGGCCTGAGTCACGATGCGGTCGCTCTGCTGCGTCATGGTGAGAGTGCCGCCTGGAACTACATTGCCGGTGAGAGAGATGTCCTTGAACTGGAATGAGCCGGAGGATTTCTCGCGGTCGTTGATGAAGTCCTGCATCTTCGGGGAGTTATACATCTCCTCGAAAGCCTCGTTGAACTTGCTGACGAAATCGAGGCCGATGCCACGCTTCTTCATCTTTTCCAGAGCGTCAGACAGGCTCTTGACCTGAGTGACGAGTTCCTGGTTCTCTTTGGCGAGAGATGTAAGGGTTACACCGTCCTCGGCAACGAAAGGCTTGAGAGCCTCTTTGAGGGCGGCGGTGTCGACAACGTTGTCAACAGACTTGTTGATAGCATCGGTGAAAGCACCGAGGAGCGTGTTGACGAACTGCTTCTGTTCGTCGGGGAGACCGGCGGTCTTTACGCCTACAATCTCCTGAACTTCTTTGACTGTTAATTTTGCCATAATGCACTATGAATTTGAATGGTTGTTATTTCTTCGTGGCAGCTGACAGTGATGCCCAGAACGAGGCAGAGGGTATCGGCTCTTCAGCGGACTTCTTTTTGGTATCGTCCTTCTTTCCGGGCTTCTTCTCTTCATCCTCAGGCTTAGCACCTTCGGTCGGCTTTTCGGTTGATGGTTTCGTGCCTTCCTCGTCCTCCGGCTTCTTTTCCTTGGTCTCGGTAGGATCGGCAGGGATAAGTAGGCTGTTGGAACGATAGACACGGCTCCAGCAATAAGGACAGCGGACGTATGCAAAGGCCTCCACGATGCTCTTTGTGGAGATTTCTTTCTTTGCCGCCGAAAGGCCGTCAATGATTGCTGAAACTTCGTTTTGGATTTCGGGGCGGTAGCGTTCTATCTGTCGGCGTGCCTCATTGCGTCCAATGGACATTACGAGTTCTCCGGCCGCTTCCTGAACTTCTTGCGAGAACGTATGCTCCGGCTCGTTGTCATAGTCGAACTGATGACCGCAACACGGACAGGTAACTATCATGCCGCCACCCAGGGATTTGAGTAACAGATTCAGTTCCATATCGTAGTTTTTAAGTCGCTCGTCTGAATATCCGCGCTGCTTGAAAGCCATGCGGAGCAGTTCGACGGCATCCCGAATCTGGTCCTCGGATGCGCTCTTCAATCCAACGAGGAACGTCTGAGGATTGGCGCCCCAGCCCGTCAGCGTGGAATATTCGAGCATCTTCCATCTTACGACCTTGCGGCGGTCCTCCTCATCACGGGCAAGAGCCTTGACACCGATAGAGTGTTCAAGTGTGCGGCCTGCCTCATGGAAGAGCTTGTAGTCCTCAAAGACATCGCGGCATATCTGCTTGTTGAGGTTCATCTGCCCGGTCATAATGAGGTTTCCGTCCTTCTCTTCACCTGACAGAGGTACGCCAAGCAGCTGGCGCGTGTCGTGGTTGAGGTACCATCGCATTTTGCTTATGTCATCGCGGAGGGTGTCCACGAATGACCCCGGCATCGAGATGTCGTGCTGTGCGTCCTCGATGCCTATACCGTTCACCGCTACGGTGACGATACCCTTCTCAGTGACATCCAGTGCTTTTGTTTCGTACTGGAGATTAATCATCTGTTCTTTCATTTCTTTCTCCTTTCGAGGGTTTGGGTTTATTATTGAATTGATTGTCGTCGTTATCCTGATTATCTCCGGGCTTACCGCCGGCGCCGGGCTGCCCCGTGTTAATCTGTATGGGAGAGGTCTGAGCCTTGATGACGCTGTCAACAATGGCTATCTCTTCTGGTGTCATCTCAAACTTGACCTTATCGAATATTTCACCTTCAAGAGCATCCTCGTGGATTTGAGAACGCCAGTCATTGATGGATATGAGGCCGTTGTTGAACTGATTGAGGCATCGCTCATTGACGAGCTTCTTGACTTCCTCCTGTTCCTTGAGGCCGATTTGCAGACAGGCTACATCGGAGAAATCACAATCGAGATACAGCCCCTTCTGGTCAAGGCCGAGGAACGTTGTCAGAGCCTCGCAGAAGCGTTTGGCCGCCGGTATGATTACCGAGGTATAGACGCTCTTCTCGGCGGTGTCCTGGTTGCTGAACGTGGATTGGTCTTTACGCGGCACCAATACTGCCGGAATGCCAAAGACAGAAGCAATCTTGATAGCGTCCTCCAATGTCTCGTCAAAGGGCTGGAGTTCGGTAATGGAGAGGTTGGTTCTTACGAAGTTGATAGGAATATCCGTTACTCCGTATGGAGATTTACCCTCTCCGACACCATAGTTGGCATTGATGGTATCTCTCAGTTCTTTCTTCTCGCCAGGTTCAAGTGCCACGGTGCCCGTCGGGTCCTCCTTCTGAGCCACGATGAAACCAAGTGCGCCACGCTTCAGATAAATCACATTACGCGCCTCATAGACTGCGAGGAGGTTTGCAATCGGCTTCTTCACGGCCAGGAGTCGGCTCTGTGCCTTCATGTAGCCTACGCCCCGGATGAGTTCTGGAATGCCGTCTCGGTCATGCCATATCTGATAATATGGGATAGTGTAGCCTGAATATTCGCCGAGGTCGAGAGTATAGCCCTTGATAAGTTCGTCTATCTTGGCGATACCGAACATAGGCACGCCATAACTGTACTCCATCGGCTCAACCTTGACGAGGTGGGCCGGCAGACTCCAGTAGTTGGAACACCATTGGAACTTGACGGCATCGGCCGTGATAGTCTCGCCCATAGCAGCTCTGAAAAAGGCGTTTCCGGTGGCGAGCTTATACACGAAATGCTGATACACAATCTCGCGCCATGTCATTATTGGGTTGGGCTGTTTGAGAATAGCATCGGCTCCGAGACGATTACACCATACTATGCTGTCATCTTTAGTTCTCTTCAAGTCAAAATGAGCCTCAGATATACGCTTGGCAATGAAATCTATCGGCCAGAACACCTCAGGGATTGTCTTGAACATCTCTATGAAGTTGTTGCCGACAACCGAGGGCTGTATGAGTGCGTCGAGTTTAGCAAGAATCTGATGATACCTCCATGCGTCTGTGACATTAATGTCCGAGTTAGCCTGACTGACAGCCTGGGGAGTTTCCTCACGAGGAGTTTCCTCCCGGACTGTCAGAGCCTCGGTCTTTTCCTTGGTGCCAAATATGCCTTGTAGGAATTTCATGCGGTTTCTTTTGGCGCAAAGAAAAGGAGTAATAAGACAAGTTGAGCCAAACGCCGAAAAAACTGAAATTTGCGACCTGCCGAAAATCAGCCTTAATCCTTTGTATCTTCGGAAGTTACAGCCTTATTGTCCGAAAAGCTGAACTTTACTACGAACTGAATGAAGCCACTCAGAACCGCACTTGCCTCCTTGCAATCACTGTCTTTGTTGTAGTCAAGAAGATTGGCCATGAACGTGGAATACACAACATCGTCATTCAGCCTCTCCTCATTGAACAGGAGATGGTTCTTCACGAAATCGGATGTGGCGGCTATGCGTCGGTCTATGTCCGGCACCTCTTGCATCGCTCTCACTCCTGGCAGCTCTTTGCGCAGATCCTTGACAAATCGGTAATAGGCCGGGGCGCACTCTATGATTGTCTGGGGGCTGGCGGTGTCTATCAGGATTTGCTTTATCTCGTCTGTCGATGCTGTCTCAGTCAGCTGCACATCGAGAATGTGCCATTTATTCCCGCACAGCTTGCCATGCACCATGGCAAACTTTCCGTTGACATTTGGCATCGCGTAGGCAATCTCCCGGCTATATACGCACTTAGTGTCGGGATTGAAGAAATGAATGGCACCTCCTTTGGCATAGAGGTTGCGCTTACGGCGGTTTGAGAACAGAAGAAACTCTTCACGGAGCATATCAACAACAACATAGCGGAACGTATCGGAGATATGGCCGTGTTCCTCGTATGTCTGCATGGTGATTTTGTTCTTGACCTTGGTTTTAAGTATGCCTCCGTTCACATCTTTCTGGACGCTCATGTAGTCCTCAATCGAGACCTTGCACTCCTCGTCAATGGTAATCTCCAGTCCGGGGAATATCTTGTCGAATATGGCATTGATAAACTCGCCGGACATCGGCACACTCGGATTCTTGTTGCTGACCTTATCCTCTACCTCTATACCCTCCTTCTGCAAAGTATCAATGAACAAGTCGTGGAATGAACGCTTCTCATCATCAATGTTGTTGGCGGCTCTCGTTGAGGCATCGCCGTGGAGTATGACCTTATCGACACCCATCTCATGCAGACGCTTGGCAACGAGCTTGGCCGCTTTCCTGACGGTATTGTTCGGACTGTCGGCGCACGTCTCGCCAATCTGTCTGATATGTTTCCTGCCACCCTCTAACGCAATCTGCCAATAGGTACATGAGATATAAGGCAGCACGTTGGAGTCGACGCTGATATGAACCGGCAATGTCGGGTCATACTCGCATACTCCCGTATGCACACCACGATTGAATGATGAGAAGAACTCGGAGCCGGTGCGGATAACGCCCCATTCTCCGAGAGCATAAACGTTGTAATAGTCGGGGTCATTGAGGCGGTCTCGCTCAAAGTCGGCCACGCACTGCTCGTCATAGAATCCGTATGTGCCATCTGGAGACCCGACAACCCAAAAGTTATTGAGGTAGGTTGTCTGAATGACAACAGTGTCCGAAGGGTGTTCCTCTATCTCTTTGGTGCGAGGGTTGAGGATTGATTTCGGCTCGTTCATCCGTATTGATTTCACGTCGGTGAGTTGTGGTGGCAACACTCGCCCTGCTATCTCTACTATTTTGGGAATGTCGTGCCACTTCTCTTTGTCGAATACTTGGGTCTTAATCCAATGCGTTTCCTTGATAGGGTTGAATGTGGTTATAATCTGCTGGCCCACCATACCGCGCAGACGCTTACGAATCTGCTTGTAGTCCTCCTCTTCAAATTCGCTCTCCTCGTCAAGAACAACACGCTTGAAACTTGACAGACCTTTTATCTTCTCCGAATCATCAAGACCCTTGAACACAATACGCGCCCCGTTGCTGAGGCACGTTATTGTCTTAACTCCATCGGAAAACCTGAATAAATTCGTAATTCCAAGTTGATCTGCGGCTGTCTTGAAGTCCTGGTATATGGAGTCTCGGATTGAGGCTCCAACCTTACGCATGACGAGCGTGTTGCTTCCTTCCCATAGTGTGAATATGAGAATAATCTGCGCCACGCTATAAGACTTGCCGGACGATGACCCTCCGAACAAGATGATAAAGCGGATGGTCAGGTCTTGCAGGAATCTCAACAGATAGAATCCAACCGGATTGAGCTTCTTGAAATTTATTTCCATTGAATTTGACAGTTTGTAAGGAGATTTGGCGGTGTCGCTTACACGGTTTTGTATTTCCTCGGAGATTTTTCTAACCTCACCGACAAAGTGAAATGAATTATCCCAACCTTACTTTCACTTTGATTACTCTTCATCATCGTCAAAACCGATGCGGAGCTCTCCGGCAACATTGCTCTGTGAGGTTACTTTGATGTCCTTGGCGGCGGCAAATCCCAGTACGTCGATAAGGCGTTTCTTGGCGGCATCCTTGTCTACCTCCGGGACTATGTTCTTGCCGACTCTCACGAACTTCAACAGCTTGCGTGTCTTCTTGGGTATCTCATGCAGGTAGCGCATACGCCAGCGGCCCGTCTTGCTGTCGATAGTCCACAAGTCAAGAGGGTCTAAGTCAAGGATGCTCACATCGTCGCTGATGATGCGCTCCCGGCTTATTGACGCGAGGCGCGCCTGCTCTTCTCGAAGCTGCTCTACTCTTGCTGTTATCTTGCTATTAGCCATAAGTCTTGACGCATTGGCATAATGCGTGTTCGCCTGAGCGTCATTCTTACAGTTGTAAGCCTTGCGATAAGCGGCCACAAGTATGCCTTTGGTGTCGGTGCCATACGCATCGACTACATACTGACAGAACAGTTCCTGCTGAGGAGTCAGACCATGTTTATTCTTTGCTCTTGCCATAGATGATAATGATGTTATGCTGTTGTTGTCACTGATGATGTTGTCGTAATAATAGTTTCAGATGATAGACAGATGCCGTTGAGGTATTAGACATCATTTGGATTTCTCCCGCTCCCTTAAAAATTTTGGCAAATGCGTAAAATTCTACCCGCTTTGCCGCTTTTTATGGCGGTATAAGCCGTTTTCGCGCTCAGATGAGGTGGGGATTGTCTCAAATTCATCGCCGGGAGAATGGATTTATCGGTTACTGATGCCTATGAGGTTGAGAACCATGTCGCGGTCTCCGAGCTGCGCGTTGGTCGCTATCATCGTAGCGCCGGTGGTGATGATGTCATCATAGACTATCACCCGCCGCTCGGCGATGGGCCGCAACAGCATAAAGTCAGGGTGCAGACGGTCATGGTTGATACACTGCAAGGCATCATCGTAGAACGGAAGTCCGAGAGTGTCCGATATTATGCGGCATACCTCGGTAGCGAAATGGAAGCCATCGGCGTGCCTACGCCTCGGAGTGGTGATGATGCACCAGTCTTCCGTATTGCCGACGAATGAGGTTAAGAATTTGCACGCAACCTCGGCGAACATCGCGGCATGACCGGCCGAGGATTTAATCTCCCGGAATGTCAGCCCCTCCTTGCTCCTCTTGAACTGAGAGATGTAGTAGAGCGAGCCGATGCGGTGCAACGCTTCTCTTGGAGTGAGGTCGCAACGAGGGACGTTGTCGCTTAGGAGTTTCGGCCCCTTGGCGACAGCGTCCCAGTCATCCATGCGTATAATCTTACTTCTCCGTCTCATGTTCCAGACAGCGCCGGATGCCTTCGGCTACCGACACATATTGCAAAGGTACAGTAGGAATACTCTCATCGACCGTTTGCGCCTTACGGTCAAAATCGCGTTTGTGCCTATCAATCACGATTTCAAGAGGTTTGTATTTCTCCACCTCTAACGCGAAATCATAGACGGAGGTCTCTTCGGGATTGGCCACGTTCAACAGCTTCTCTCCGCTTCCGTAGGCATAGATGAAGCCCTCGACGGCATCGGAGATGAATGTGAAGTGGCGCACGTTGCGTCCGGCATTTACGAGCTTGACAGGATTGTCGTTGAGAATATGCCAAAGAAGAGTACCCTGACGTGGGTCAGGCCCGTAGATGTTGTGGAGGCGCACGCCGGTGGCTCCGGGATGGTAGCAGGCGGCATACTGTTCGTCGAACCGCTTGCTGATGCCGTAGAGTGATGTGGTATTGCATCCGTTCGCCGTGGAGGAGGACGCATACACCAGACGCACGTTATAACGGCGGCAGGCATCGCACACTACCATGAACGCATTGATGTTGTCAGCCATGACGGCCTCATTGTCGGTATTGAACACTGAGGTCTGGGCGGCCAGATGATACACACAGTCGATGTCCGAGAGGTCGGCAGTCCTGAAGAAGTCAGCAACTTCAATTCCGGCGCGGCGGTCGATGACGGCCACTTCCACGCCTCGCTTTTTAAGAGCAGCGGTGAGAGCCTTGCCGATAAAGCCCTCACCGCCGGTTACAATCATTTTCATGTCTTATTGGTTGATTGGTTCAAGTTCGTCCATATCATATTCATAGATGATGCGCTTTTTGTAAATTCTCGCGGCTTCTTTTTCGAGTTGACACCCCAAAGAATGACGGTAATCCATACTGAGGCAGATAGCATCGCAGTCAAGCAATGCCTCTATATCACGCCCCATGTAGAATGAGTATGGCATATCCGGCTCCGGGCAGACCTCAAACGGCGTGATTGCATGATGACCTTTGCTCTCGATTAAACGTTTGAGCCGTTCAGCCTGCGCCTTGGCCACTTCAGGCGGACGCCCGGTTATCGGGATTGATATGTAGATTTTCATGACTTATATGTGAAAAATTTGTTGTATCTTTGTAATTGACTCGGAGATGTGGGACCGGAACGAGCCGCCGCCCACCTTGTGAGGAATCTGCCTTTGGCATACTTCGTGGCCGGGAGAAATTCCCGTGTAGGAAACCGAGAGAGCTTGGTAAGTTCGTGAGTCCAGCGTTTAGCCGTCCTTTCGGGCGGCTTTTTACTTATGCGTATCCCAACGATGAATCCGGCCGTCTTTGGTAACTACATAGACGCGGAGCGGCTTGCTGTTATGCTGCCGATATTTTTCTATACCAGCCTTCACTGTAGCCTTTGTGTGGCCCGCATCTCTCATATACACGACTGCCGCCGTTGCTCCTGGCTTATCCCTCGCGTGTTCCAGACAGTTCTTGAAGTTGTTGACGCTATCACCTTTCGGCGATGACTGCTCAAATCCGGCTGAAAACACATATCCGTCTGGAGTCCTTACATCGCCAGCTTCATCTTTGAGCGTGATTTTGTAACCTTTGTCGGCCATGAATCGTGCAGCTTCTATCTCTTCCGGCTTATGACTTGCGGAACTCTTCTCAATGAGATAATAACCGCCGCCTTTTTTGCTGAAATAGCCGTCAGAATAGCGGCCAGAGTGCATGAGTTGATTATACTCGACCTCTCGGCGGCCATATTCGCGGCTACCGCCGGACAGTGTGCGAGAGCCGCCGGATAACTTAACCATTGGCACCTCCTTTCTCGGTCATAAAGTCATGGATATATGTGAGAGAGTTTTGATTGCAGAAGTCATGTATCTCTTGGCCACCGCCATATACGATGAGATTGGGGATAGCTTGCCCGGAGATTTCGCGGGCGATCATCAGTTCAGTTTCCAACTCGGCGAGATGTCCGCGTGTGCCGCGTGTGGCAAAAGCGTTATAACCGGCAGGGATGCCGAGGCGGTTGACCTCATAAAACTTGCTACTGACATTCAAGTCGGCATAGACGTTCAGGCCGCACTCTTGGAAGTATCGGGCGAGCCATCTCTTTTTGTAGATGAGGTCGAGGCCCTGGGCAAACGGAGTCGTGTCAAAAAGAGAAAAATTTGGTTCTATCACTGCGCGGGCGCAGGTGTTCAGCACTTTTGCAGGATTTTTCCATACACTTGCAAAACGATAATCATCCACATAAAAATGAATTGTTTGCGCTGTTTTCGTTTTTCTTCCGGCACCATAAGGCGCAAATGGGAGCAACAGATGCCCTCCCTGCCTATCACTCCGCAAACACGGAATGTCATACTTGTTGTCGCTCGGATATAGGCAGTCCTCTGCGACATTCAATTCAGTTGCGTTCATATTGTGATGATGTGATGTGATGATTTATGAACTTGGCCGCTATAAGAATGGAGATTTAGATTTTGCGTAAATGGGGCATTTATCACGATAGGCGCATTCTCCGGCCTTTGCCTGGGCGAAACGCTCATGCCATAGAACCTCGTAGAACTCGGTGCCCATCTGCGCCTCTTCGTTGAGGTAGCCAACGAGTTTCATACAGAAGAACCCGCTGTCACTTTCTTTATCATCGTGGAGTACCACAATGCCGTTACTGTTCGGTCTTGCCATAATTGGTTTTGATATTAAGGGTCCTCAACTTCGAGCAGTACGTTATACTCGTTCTCACCAAACTCATCACAGACTCTCTCCCGGCTCACATTGACAAGTGGGTGAGCGTATCTCCACCGATCTTTGTCCTCGTCCCATGCGTCGGGGCTGGTTTTGTCCGTAACGAGATAGATACGGGCATCCGAGGGTATGTTATGAATCTTCTTGCGCAGTTCACCTGCGGTCATTGCTTCTTCCATTTTATTGTAATACCGATTGTCTTTGTAATTTCAAAATTGCCCGACACAAGGCCGGGCACCATGCTTTAGGGATGCTCGTGTGTACGGCGTTACCGATGAATTTCTTCTGATCGCTCTGATTGCCCATCAGCACATAGTCATCGGGAAAGCCTTGGATACGTTTCAACTCCACGACCTTGAGCATCCTCATCTTGATGTCGATGATGTTGTAGAGAGCCATAAACTCTTTTATCTTTACTGTCATGGGCGAGTCATTCTCACAGACCTCTATGCCGATACCTCCACCCTCGACACAGACGAGGTAAGGAGGTCGTTTGTCCATTCGGGCAATGAGAGTGAAACACGGCTCATCTATGGAGCTGCCGGCCGAGAAGAACTGTGGGTTCATCAGGTAGAACTGATGGCGGTCGGCTGTGATGACCTTACACGGCTCGTCTATGCCA